TGTCGTGCAGGTGCCTACTACTCCTACGGAGACCAAAAGTGGCAAGGTAAAGACGGAGTGCTTCAAGCAGTTCGTGAAGACCTTGACCTGCGAGACAAGATCACTAAAGAAGTGTTTGCAAAGTTTGGTCTTGAATGATCCTTGGTGGTGACGACCGCAAAGCCATTAATAAGACATCCAAGAAACAGGAACAGCGAAGCGCTAAGTCCTATAAAGGAAGTCGTAATGCAGGATCAGGATCAGGTTGGTTGCGTAAGAATGATGTACGCACTGCCGATATCTTGATTGAGAACAAGTTCACCACCAACACCAAACAAATAACCATTAAACATAAAGACCTATCGGAGTTAGTTGAACGTGCCATCTTGGAAGATCGCCTTCCTGTATTGCAGTTTGACCTTAACAACCGTAGGTACGTGATAATTACTGAAGATGATTTTCTAGAGATGAGCGGGATAAACGATGACTGAAACACCATGGCACTTACAGGAATATAAAAAGGCTCTTACCAGCAAAGGTAAGGTCATTCCTATTGTGCAGGCTCAGTTAATCAAAGAGCGCTTATCATCTACACGAGACACTGCTCACCTACACCCAAGCGAGATTGCTAAGAAAGATTGGTGCCCTCGTTCGTCTTGGTACACCATCAAGGGTTATGAGAAAGAAGACGAGAAGTTTGCGTTTCAACGCTTGAACGTCTTTGCAGAAGGTCACGCTATTCATGCCAAGTGGCAAGGGTGGCTTCGTGACGCAGGCGTTCTTCACGGTACGTGGCAGTGCAAGAACGATATTTGTAGTCACAAATGGGTAGATTTGAGTCCACAAAAGTGCCCATCATGCGGAACCCCTGGTCCTATCTATCGTGAAGTTCCCGTAACCAACGATCAGTTTCATATCCTTGGGCATGCTGACGGCATTGTCAACAACGGGAAAGAAGAGCCATTTCTTATTGAAATCAAGAGCGTTGGCGCTGGCACTATCCGTTTTGAGAGTTATGACATATTTAAAGAGTCTGAAGGTAAACCTGATGAGATGTGGAAACGCATCCGTCAACCGTTTCAGTCCCATGTTCGCCAAGCCATGCTGTACATGTACTGCACAGGCATTCATACCATGGTGTTTATCTACGAATGGAAAGCCACCCAAGAAGTAAAAGAGTTCGTAGTCCAGTTCCAACAGGAATTAGTTGATCCGATTCTTAGCGCTTGCGAAACGGTAGTTCGGGCGCTAGATTCATCAGTCCCACCCATGCGTCCAGCGTGGGTAACGGACTCAGAACATAAGACATGCAAGCAATGCCCATTCAAAAACACATGCTGGAAGGAAAACGATGCGAACAATACTGCGACCAGAACCGATGACAATGACAAACCCTTCACAGGACAACTCCTCAGTGAGGGAGAAGTTCAATCAGAAGTTCACGATGCCCCCACGACCAGCGGGGGAGATGCCACAGGTACCCCAGTATCTGGACGAGTTATCAGACGCTGAACTCATGGCTCTCTATGGAGAGTTCATGGCGTGGGTGTCATACGCCAAAGCAGAATTGGTAGAAGCAGAAATCAGCGAAGAGCGACAAGCAAACAATTGTCGGATCGTTGAAGCACGATGCTTAATCGGACAATGGAGTGACACCGCTAAAGGTGACACCGTGACATTGGCTAAAGCCCGCCGAGATGTTGACCCTGACGTTATTGAACAGCAGGAAGAACACTTGAACTCTCGTGCATACCGCAAGATGGTGGACTCAGTGTTTGAACGCTGTGAGCGTGGTGCACAGGTATTGTCCCGAGAACTTAGTCGCCGTATCAGCATTGCTCCGCAGGAGCGTAGACAAGCACGATATAACCCATGACCATTGTTCTGTTTAAAGATGTGCCCGTTGGTCCAATACCAACCACACCAATCACACCAAACATTTCTGAGGATACTTGTCCTATTGCTCGTGACACATTGTTTCATTACGCAAAGAACCTTGGCGTACCAGTAGGTTACAAACAAGAACAAAACGGCAGACTGATTCAAAACGTTGTGCCCAACCCAAAGACTGAGTACTCACAGATATCTTCGTCATCTAAAACAACCTTGGCGCTCCATACTGAGACAGCCTTCCACCCGTACAAGCCTGACTACATTATGTTGCTGTGCTTACGTGGCGACCCACAAGCCTTTACAACTTATGCGCAGTTGCAAAACATCTTGCCTGAGTTAGATGACGTCTGTATTGCGCTGTTGTCAATGCCTCTATTTGAAACAACTGTTGATGACAGTTTTAGGACGAACGGAGAACCTGACACTGTTGTTACAACTTCTGTATTAGGAGTTAAGGATGGGCGTAGCACCATGTGCTACGACAAGTCCGTCATGCGTGGCACTACAGTGGCGGCTCAAGAGGCTCTAGAAGAGTTTGGTCGTGCAATAGAAAAGCACACTAACGAAATAGCATTAACTAGAGGTGATCTTTTGATTATTGATAACTCCAACACCGTCCATGGTCGTAAGCCATTCCAAGCCAGTTATGACGGGACCGACCGTTGGGTTCAACGTTTGCTTGTCCGCAGTTACACCAGCCCAGTATCGCCAGATTTAGAAATGTGCCCACTAACTGGGTACCCTGTCATCACAAAGTATAAGTAAAGGAGTTAAGTAATGGGTAACAAACACAAAGCCAAAGGAACAGCCTTTGAGACCTTGGTCAAGGACTACTTGATTGGTGCTGGGTTTCGTAACGCCCGCAGAACAGCCCTTGCTGGAGCCATGGACACAGGTGACATCAATGGCATTGTGCGCCGTGTGACCGAACGAGAGGTTGCGATCCAGTGCAAGAACGACAAGTCATTCAATATCAGTGGGTGGCTCAATGACACTGTAGAGCAGGCGGATCGTCTAGGTGATGGCGTTCCTGCGTTGGTAGTGAAGAGGAAAGGTAAAGGGGAAAAAGCGTTGGGTGAGTCGTACGCTGTGATGAGGCTAGATGACCTGATAGAACTCTTGAAAGAGGCAGAGTACTTCTAAACTTTGGGAACAATTTAATTCATTGTTCTACTAGGAGTACAAACATGTCACAAGAACTTAATTCCCCAATTGAAGACGTCCTTAAAGTCTCGGGTTCCAGCAACCCACAGAGCGTTGGATCCATTCTTGCCCGTGCAGTGAACGCAGGGCAAGCGCCAAAGATGCGAGCGATTGGTGCAAGCGCAGTCAACCAAGCAGCAAAAGCCGCTGCGATTGCTAGAGGCTTTGTTGCCCCACGTGGTGTGGATCTTACTTACATTATTGGGTTTGATGATATTATTGGTGATAACGGAGAATCCATTTCGGCTATCTCCTTCAAACCAATTGTGAGGTAGTCGTGGAAAATGTTAGCCCAAAATTGCGAGGCACTCTTCCAGCCGCCGCTCGTTCCAAAATGGTGCATCATCGTGGGTACAGCGGAGGTCGTGGCGATGATCCACACGGTGTAACCACCCCAGTAGCAACTGAGCCAGATGATGAAGAGCAGTGGCTTTCTCGTTACGAAAAACATCCTGACTATGATCCAAACAAATCCTTCTTTACGAAAGTTGAAGACTAACTATGGGCATTTTTAACAAGATTCGTGGTGGTTCATACTCTGAGTACCCACCAAAGAAGAAACAGTTCAGCCAACCAGGTCAAGCGTACGTTCCAGGTGCACAAAACGTATTCTCATCTGGTGGTTACAAACCATCTAGAGGGATCCTTGGCGATAAGCCTATGGCTCCTCAAAACAGGGCTTACGAACAAGGCGCAGATGGAGACACAAAGAAAGACGTGTGGGGTAAAGCAATTCCCGCCAAGTCTGCACAACCTCAAGCAACCGCTAAAGAAGATGATAGTTGGTTGAAAGAAGCAGGTTACTAACAGCCATGAGCATCCACAGCCGTATTTCAAACAATGAGCCACATCGTGGTATGCGTAGCGCTCCACCTGAGCCACCATCGTGGGTAAAGACTCGTCCAACTGGCTCTCCTAAACAACTTGATGCCCAAGGAAAACTGGGATCAGGTGGTAAGCCAGCAATGACAACTGCACAAGTTGATGCACGCTTGTCACAGATGGATAAAGACTGGGGCATGAAGAACGGTTACGCCAAACCATACGATGTATCTGGTCGTTAATGGCTCGTAAAGACCACTTCGCATCTGGCGCTGGTTCAGAGTCTTCATTTAAGATTTGGGATCTACCAAACACTGGTAAGTCTTCAGAAGAACCTACTGAAACTGTTGTACCTATGATCCATACCCCTGCCCGTGAAGCAGGGACATTGGGTCCAGACGATGCTGGGTATCCAGTTAAGTGGACTAACCGTATTAAAATTGAGCGCAACATTTCAACCAAGACAAGCCACATTGGTGATGTAGGAAACGTTCGCATTGCTTTGCGTGACCCAAATACCCAGACAGTTGAAAGACTTGAGTCAACAGGTAAAACAGCGTCACCTGAGCAACTAGAAAAGAACCATCCACGCTTACTGGGTAAGACGGTAGGCGCTCCTGCTACTCATGATGAGTATATGGCTGGCAGAGACAAGTATGTTGAAGAGCGCAATGCAACTGTTAAAGCAATGGCTACAGAAAAACTAAATGCAACCCGTAAAGCAAAGCGTGAACGGCGCATGGCATTGTTGCCTAACGACAAACCTAGCAAGCGCACTAAGCGCATTGATGCACCTTCAGTTGCCAACAAGACTTACCCGAAGGCAACAATTCCTAACCCTAAAGCCAAAAAACCTAACGAGATGTGATTATGGCTTCCAAAAAGAAGCCTCGCAAACCTACTATTGGTAGGACTCCTGCATCTATGACTGGTGAGCGTGGCGGTGCCCGCTATGCAATACGCCCAATCTCACCTCTAGGTGGAGGTATAATGGGTGGTCTGCTCAGTCCGAGCGGACAAGGTCAAACGGGCATATGAGCAAAAACACTTTTACATCATGGATGACTCCAGCGGCGCAAAACGGTGTAGGCACGCAGTCCGACTTTGGTCCTAGCCCAGTATTCCGCAACGCCAAAGACTTAGCGCTATCTGGTTACCAGACAGGCGCTGACACCCAGTATCCAGACGGATACCTTGGAACTATGTCGGCTAACCGCCGTCAAGACAAGATCCTCGGCTCACTCAGCCGAATGAATGCTCGCCAGTACTCACGTGGTGTGCATAAAGGTGAACGGATTAATGCGGGCGATTACATTTGGCCCGATGAGTTCAACCTTTATACTGCTCTTCAGTATCAAGCACAAGGTTTGAAGTTTGCGCCAACTGGTGCAGAGCCTGTGCGTCTTACTAATGATGGCAAGGTCGGTCCTCGTGGTATTTCACGAGACCAAAAGCGTGACGAGGCTACAGAAATCAGCCTTCAACGCCGTTCTCAACTCAAATCCCTAGCACCGAACTGGAAATAACCATGGCAAAAGGTAATGACGAATCACGCAACGGTGCACGCATTGTTGACATGAACGCATACAAGATGCGCAACCATCCTGCGTCTGGTGGTCTGCAAAAAGGCGCTAGTCGCCTTAAGAACGCCCTTATGGGTAGTCCAGGAAATCCAGATTTGGATGACCCCAACACCCCTGAGTACACGGGTCAAGAAGCACGTATCTCTGACTTGTCCCCACGCAACATTTACAAAGCCATGGCAGGCGAAGGTGGGAAAAAACCACCAAAGAAGCCTAAGACTAAAACTGGTGATGCTGGTAAAGACAAGCCTAAGAAGAGTGGTAATGACGATGCAAACCCATACGGTATGCCACGTCCTAAGTTACCTGAGCGTGAAAGCCGTGAAGATAAGTACAAAAACGGTTGGTACAACTAACTAATGGCTCAACAAGTCCCACCTTCACGCCCGTGGCAGTCTCACACCGAGATGCTCGTTGACATGGCATTGCAGAACGCCATATCTGATCCAGACACCATTCGCAAGATTCGCCCTGTGTACCCACAGCAAGTGTTCCCGCAGAACCGTGGTTTTGAAAAACAAACAATGGGCATCATGGATGTACTGAACATTGACCGTTATGCGGCTTCAAACCGTTCATGGGTTTCTGGCGCTCCTGTAATGTTCCGTGATGGTACATTCATGGAAGACAACTTCTCAGGTTCTAGTCGCTATTCAATGCAAAGTTTGGGGATGTAACTATGGCTGACAATGACAGTGACTACATTGGTAACTTAAGCACCTCTCGCTGGCAGTCAATGAATGCGAGTTACCTAAACCGCACACCATCATGGATGCAGGGCGAATTTAAGCAGGGTAATCGTATTTCGCAAAACAAGTATCAAGCACCAAATGCTGGCGTACAACAGGCGTGGCGTGGTGGAGAAATCCGTGACACCCGCACCAAACCAGGCGCTACTGCCGATGCTGTTAATGCAATTGGACAAGGGTTTGTTAACCGAAACCTGAACCGTCAAGCACAAGCACAGAAGGCTCAACAGAGTCAGCAGGCTGGTCAGAACTTTTATAATCAGTATGTAGGACTTGCTAACCGAGCACAATACCAAGCCGCTTTTCAAAAGTCCCCTGCACCAGCATTGCCTAGTAAAGCAATGCCACCACCAGCGCCAGGAGTACAGCCATTTGGAACGCCTTCTCAAAACCAAGCGTTCCCAGCACCAGGAACTCCTCCCCCTGCTCGCCCACCATTGACTCCACTGCAACAAAGTGCTGTTGCTGGAGTGGCTCAGATGAAAGCAGCACGTCAGCCAACACCTACAGCAACGTCTAAGACCCCAGCAAAGACCCGTTCACAACGTAGGACAATGGGCACAGAGGCTATTAACAGGATTCGTCAATCACTAAACGAACAAAACACTCCAGATTTTCTTAAATAAAAATGATAGGATTAATACTATGGCTGTAAACGAAACCCGCTCAATGAACAACGACCTTCGCCTCGGCGCCAAGGACGGTAAGTTTAAGAGCACCACACCAGACCGTGGTGGTGACCTTGATCCAACTGACGCTTCAGTGCGTGCTATGGAACTCCAAGCACAATACGGCATAGTAGAGCGCACCCCTTTGGCTAACGCTCCCGAAGCACACCTGCACCAATAACATGCGTCCCGACTATCGGGCGTTTAGAGGTAACCCTTCGGTCAATAAGAAGGACTATAAGCGCACCTGCGTTCATTGCGATACAGAGCAGGAAAGCCCTGAGCATCTCACAGCCCATTTGTGTAAATCATGTCATAATGGTTTATTGAATATGAAGCCGTTATACGGCAGAGAAGGTACGGAGTAATCATGGCACATGACCATCGCATGAATCCAGTGGGCGAGCCACATCTCAACAAAGTAAACCGTATGCGCCGAGAAACGGCAACTGACCCTCGTAATACTAACGATGACTGGCATAACTTAGGAAATGTTGCAGGTAAGAACTGGGAGCCAGAAGACAGCACCTCTAGGGATCGCTTAGGCTCCGCAGACATGGAAGACGCCGAAGACATGAGTTACCGAGGACATGACCCCGCAGAGATTTTGTATGGTAATAGCACTGCACGCCGTGTTAATGACATGGATCAGGCTAAATACATGACATACGGAACTGTTGGACGTGGTGACAACGCTAACTCATATTAATTTGTAGTAGGCTTCGGCTAGACCGAAGTTAGGAGCACAACATGTCCAATGATCAAGCGCATCGTCTTTTGGTATGCAAAACACACGGTGTCATGTACAAGATGAAGCCGTATGACGGACCTGCGGAGTATGACCAAGAGTTGCGTGAACTCTGTGACCGTCACAACGCACAGGTTCCAAACCCACAAGACTGCAACGCCATTATCTTCCGCACAGATGAAGAGACCGCCAAGAAACTAGACACCGAGACAGCCGTCAAGGGTGAACTAGAAAAGAACGACGTCTACATCCGTGACACTCGTGACGAGTTAAAGGTAGATGCACTCAAGTGCTTTAACCGACACAACCGTCCTAAGCAAGGTTGCCTTGACTGGTGTGCAGACGATAAGACAGTCGGTCGCAAGGTTGGTGTCCCTAAAGATAAGCGCCAGTATCTCTGCATGTACTGCCCAGCCGCCGAGTACTACACGCACCGTCAACGAATTGAGTTGGGTCTCTACGACTGATGATTATCCTGTCGCTAGATGTCCTTTCGGTACCTAGCCCAGTAAGTGATGATGTCGGAGCAAGACAACCAACACCTGAGGGTCGGAAACTATGGAACACACTGTTCCCCGCATACAGCGGACGAATGGTGGTGTTTGCTCACGGCGTAGAAAACCAAGAGGGTTTGCTTAGTTGGTTGAAGCGTGAAAACTTTAAAGCATCAACGGTTGATTTTATTCCTGAAAACACTGTTGAAGCCAAGGTCGCAAGAATTAGTAATCTGCATGCTGTTTATGGACGCATCAACTGGTACATTGACGTTGACCCGAATGTCATAGCCCGTGTAGCCCATAACGGAATCCCTACACTGCTAATGACGGTGCCACACACCGTTAGACCTGAATGGTCTGAGTCCCGCTTTAAGAAAGAGTGGGGCGATATTGTAGAAGAAACCGAGAAGCAGGCTCTCGCAAGAGCAGAAAGGAATTGGGGCGATGTCTAAATTGGATTTTGATTCATGGCTTAAAATGGGATTAGAGAATAAGTGGGTCGGTCCTCCTGTGTGTTCAACACACGATGGGTTACCATCCACCGAGGACGAAGACAGCGCATGGGACGAGGGCGACGACCCGTGCATTCACATCCTGCGTCTTTATGTAGATGATCTTGAGGCGATGCTCGTAGAGCAGAACCACAGCCCGTCAGTATGGCGTAAGGCTGGCTGGGAAGAACTTCCTTCAAACGAATGAAAGTCTTCTTTGGCGGAGCGGAAAAGGGGACGTATCGGAAGATGCTCATTGACGCTGGGGTAGAGCGTCATGCCATCAACCTGACCCACTTTCCGATCCCCAAGAAGAAAGAACTAGACCTCAGCGTGCTCTTCGGAGGTGGCGAGGTCATTGTGTACACATCCGAGAACGATGAGGACACAAGCCGATTTGACCAGTTCGTACGGGATCACGCAGATAATATACATATTGTGATTGGGCGTCCTGAGTATGACGGGACATGGCTGGGTGATAAGTACTACCCGCTATGGAATGACGAGCAAGATCTGGAGCGCCTGACATGGCTGTGCCAGAAGTACGGTCGTGCTGCGATCAGCGACAAGGCGGTCACAGGACGCAATGTGGGGCGCATAGCGTCCATACAACAGCGCTGGAGTGCCAAGTTAGTCGGCATTACATCTAAGCCCGATCTGATTGAGCGCATCCCATGGGACACCGTAATCGTGGGATCATGGACGAGCGCTATCCGTTACGGCGAGACACAGGTGTGGGACGGTCACGGCTTGCGCCGATACCCAGCACAACAGAAAGAGTCTTCACGAAAGAAGCACCGAGCGGACATCATCCGACTCGGTATTGACTTTGATGCTGTGATGGATGACAACGTATCCGCAATCGGTACCCTCGCTATCGCCTCATGGCGCCAGTGGGAGACCCATACTTTTGGGGGCTATGACCCTATGAATGACGATGACGAACAAGAGATCAGTAGTACTGAAGATGGGTCAATAATTGCTATTGACCCTAAACCACATACCCCCACTTTAGCGGTTTCAGGGGGGTCATCTATTGCTATCAACGTACCAAACAAGCGGCACGAGAGTGACCGTGTATTGCTACCAGTAATGGGTATGGAAACGATCACTTCCTTTGGCTCGCAAACCGTTGATAATCAAGGGGAATCAATAGAAATTGACCCTGAAAAAGTGAACGTAATTCGTTACAATGCGAACCCTTTACGCCAATGCAATAATTGCTATTTGAGCAGTAGATGTCCTTCATTTAAAGAAAACACAGAATGCGCATTTAACTTGCCGATTGAGATCCGTACAAAGGATCAATTACAGGCGGCGATGCGTGCATTGTTAGAGATGCAAGTAGGTCGTGTAATGTTCGCTCGCTTCGCTGAAGAACTGGAAGGTCAAGGTCTTGACCCAGCGCTGTCTAACGAAATGGATCGCCTGTTCAACTTGATTGACCGTTTCAAGAACATCTCAGACACCCGTGACACCATCCGTTTAGAGATGGAAGCACGAGGATCCAGCGGAGTTTTATCTAGATTATTTGGAGCCAAGGCTGGAGAATCCAACCGCATGCTAGAAGGTGGCGGAATGGGACCAAATGCGACCAATTCCATGTACTCAGATATCTTGGATCTATCCGAAGATAATTGACAGAACCGCTCACGCACCTCTATAATTCCCGCAACCCAACAGCGAGGTGCACCATGACTAGTAATCCCACCAACCGTACCAACATCTTGGCGGAAGCCGATCACCTAGTAAATGGTGTCCGAGACGCCGACTACGGCGATCCAATTGATGACTTTGCCACCACAGGAGACTTGTGGAGCACTTACCTTCGGCGCATTATTGACCGCCGTCAAGAAGTGCAGATCAAACCACATGACGTGGCTGTCATGATGATGCTTCTCAAGATCGCCCGACTCTCATGGACTCCTGAAAAGCGTGACCACTGGACTGATGCCATCGGTTATGGCGCTTGTGGTTGGGATTGCGAAGTGCAGGAAGAGGGTCTTCAATGATGTACAACAACCACGACTATTACAATGAATGGATGTCTAAAAAAGATCCTCGTTACATTTTTAATCCAAGTGAGCCAAACCATTGGACGATGCAACAGGAGTTAGAGCGTGAGCGCAAGCGCATGTCTTATGCCCTCAGCATGATTCCACAGATAGTAAAGCAAGAAACAACACCTACATTGGAAGAGTTCTCTGCTCAGGCTGAATTGTCCATGGCAGAGATCTTGCTGGATAATTGGGACAACATCCTTCAGTTGGCAATAGACAACAAGCGCTTAGCAGGTGAAGTCGTTGCCCTTCTCGGACAGATTGAAAAGATGAACGAGCAAGTAGAGCGCATGAGTACAGCGATCTACACTGCGATTGAAAATACCATTCGTCCGATTCGTGACAAGCGCATCCACGATGATATTCCAACGGAAGAGTTCTAGTTGCCACAGTTCGCAGAGGACTGGCGTGTTGACGCACTTTGCAAAGACCGAGCCATTGACCTTTGGTACCCACCGCTAGACACTGACGTACCAGATAATTACTACATAATTTCTAAAGCAGTATGTCGTCAATGTCCTGTGTGGAAAGAATGTTTAGACGATGGAGTGGAAGAGAAGTGGGGAATGTGGGGCGGTCTCACACCACAAGAGCGAACAGCGCTCACTGTAGAGCATCCTAAAGCGAGCATTATGCGCCAACACGGCACATGGGTGCGTTACAGACAAGGTTGTCGCTGTAATGAGTGTGCGGAAGCAGAGTCAGCAGAGATTAATAAAATAAATATTGAAGAGATTCCCAAGATGGGTGACAAAGAGATTGATTTAGAGATGCTTAAGTTTAGGTTGATTCAGCCTTAATACCTGTAAACTAGAAGGGTAACGCCCATAGAGTTCTTCACAGAATCCTGTGGGCGTTTTGCTTTATCCGCCTATCAAGGAGAAGAATATTGTTAGATCGCACGCTAGTAGTAGCGGGGACAGTCCTGTACTCAATAATGACATTGGTACTTGGGATCTCCTCACAATCACCAACGCCCGAAGTAACAACAGTTCAGTTAACCCCTCTAGTGCAATCGGTATCACTTGAGGTAGTAAATGCAAAGGAATTGGCACCCGAAACCATGGCAGTGCCTAAAGGAATACCGAAAGATAAGACAAAGCGATGCCCACAATGGGAAGCCAAGTTCCGTGAGTATGGCTTGCCAGTAGTTGCATTCTCCTACATCTCATATAGAGAGAGCAGGTGCAACGTAAATGCTTGGAACCGCACTCTAAACAAAAACGGCTCACAAGACCTTGGACTCGTACAGATTAATTCCTCATGGAAAACGGTCACGAGGAACATATGCGGGACAGAAATAAAAGGATTATTCAATGTGGATTGCAACTTGTCGGTAGCGAAGTATCTGTATGACAACGGAGGACTTGGTCACTGGAGGTTGTAGCAACAACGTACACAACAAGGTAGGATGTAAACATGACAAACCAACTACAACCCGAACACTTAGCAGGCACTAGCGAGATCGCTGTAATTCTTGGAGTAACCAAACAGCGCATCCATGCACTGCGTAAGCAGAAGAAGTTCCCACAACCGATCGCAAACTTGGCATCAACACCAATTTGGGATAAGCGTGACATTCAGGCATTCCTTGCTGAGTGGCGTCCATGGAAGGTGGCACAACAATGACCGACAAGCGACACTATGAATGCCCACAATGTGGGAAGGTCGTCACCGTGTATGTAAAGCCATCGGTACCACCGACATGCACCAACCCTGAAAAGCACAGCAGTATCACTATTGAAATGGTGGAGAAGAAGTGAGGGTTGGGTTTGCTAGTGGAGACTACCTGCCAGCATTGAAATCCAAAGATGGATTAGAGCATTGGGGTGGCTCGGGATGGGCACGCTTTGGTCAGTACGTTGAATGGTTAGAGCACTTGGAGAAAGAAGTATTTACAGGCGTGCTGACATGGAAGGACAATCGCTTCCTCATTCGTGACCAGTACGAAGAACTACAGGAAGTTGACATGATTATCATGCAACGCCTCATGCACGATTCGCTTGCCGATCACATCTATAAGGCTCGTTCCGTTGGTCAGATAGTAGTGAATGACCTAGACGATTGGTACTGGGGTCTTGACCCAGCCAATGACGCATTCAGTTCATCGCACCCGAAGACAAACCCAAGAGAGAACCGAGACCATTACAAGAAGGTGATTGCTTCCAGCGATATGGTCACAGTCTCCACGCAATACCTCGCTGATCGCATTAAGTCCTTCGTGCATTGTCCGATCATCGTGCTGGAGAACACCGTAGATATTGCACGGTTTACTCCGCATGTGCACACCGATAGTTCTGTTCCTGTAGTTGGGTGGGTGGGAGCCACGAGCCATCGCTCCAGTGACTTAGAGATCATGAAGGGGGTCATCAACCCTTTGCTTGCTAATAACGATATTAAGTTTCAACACAGTGGTCACTATTCACATGCAGTATCTGTTGCCAGCAAACTTGGACTTCACGAAGATCAAGTAAGCGTTCTAGACGCTGTAGACGCTAGGGATTACCCATCTCTGTTGACCATGGACGTGGGCATTGCACCATTGCGTGACACACCATTCAACCATGCCAAGAGCGACATCAAGTTGCTGGAGTACTCAGCCTCGGGCATTCCATGGATTGGCTCATCGCTGTCAGCGTATGAGGGCTTGCGTAAAAGTTGGGGGATTGGTCGTACTGCGAGTAAACCATCGCAGTGGCTCAAGCATCTGAAGGATCTTCGGGATCCAGTCAGGCGAGCAGACGAGGGAGAGGCTTTACTAGAAGCGGTGCGCTCACGAGACATCAGCCTCGGAGCACACCGCCTCAGTTCACTTATTGACAGTCTTATTTAACTTTCGTTCTGCTCGTTTAATACGCTGACGAAGTACTTGACGGTCTGTATGTGTGAGGTCATCCATTTCATAACCAGCCCATATGCCATCCCTGAAGTCATTCAAGACGGCGTAGCGCAGGCATTCATACTGAACAGGACACACTTTACAAATACGCTGTGCCCGCTTCCTACGGCTGTTAACAATTCTTCCTTTGATGGATGAGTTGTTAATGCCTTTCGGCTTGCTGGCAAACCACAGTGATCCGTCTTCATCTTTGCACTTGGCTTGCGATCTCCATTCCGCCATCACTTCGGGGAATGGTAAGGCTGTGTATTCGGTGTCCCGAGCATAGGTGGGGGATTGCTCCCCCACCAGCGCTTCGGTCATACGAGTACCACGTCATTCATGATGCGAAGCACCTGACGGTCAAACTCATCGGTCTTGCCGTTGAGTGCATTCATTGCGTTGCGCTCTACACGGGACTCGTCCTTGCCACTGAAGTGGTGAGTCCATGTGTTGAATGCCTGCAACACTCCGAGTTGGGTACCAACCCATGGAGCACAGCGTGGGTCATTCTTGTAGAGGTGACGGATCAACTCTTGCTTGTTCTGAGCACGGCTCACGGCTTGAGGGCGAGCATCATCAGTGACACTCACTGGCACCAAGCGGTCAACGATGGCATCCCATTCAGACTGGGTGACTGTCAATGATGACAAGCGCTCAATCTCAAGGCTAACTTCGTCTGCCATGGTGTGGATGATTCCAAGAGCATCACGGATGTCTTGGATGCGTCCGTTGCTGAACTTGCTGTGACGGGTCTTGAACTCTGATCCGCTCTCACCAAGTGCTCCAGCAAGTGTGTTGTCACACACCACGGCGGTGACTGTGCGCTTGAAGGTGGTGGCAAGTGTGCCGTTGTGGCTCGTGGTTCCGAGTAGGTGTGGACGGAACTCAAAGCCCGCCTTGGTCTGAACTGTCTCAGGCATCTCAATGCTGACCCAAGCAACTCCACCGTTGCGGAGCAAGCCCGCAGAGCCGATCTGCAAGTTGCTGTCATCAATGATGTTGCTGATGGTTCCGATCAACCACTCGTTGTACTGGTGGATCTGATACGAGTCCTTGAAGAGACCGAGAGTCTCATAAGTGTCGTTACGAACAATTGCCTTGCGGTCACTCTGCTCAATGTAACGATTGACTCCAGCGTTGTCAGGAACTTGAACGAACACTGGTGCTTCAACAGCCTGCCAGTTGAACAAACGCCTGCGCACATCTTCAACAGGGATTGCCTGCTCGTAATGGTTTGGCTCGGTTCCTTGTTCAGTTGCCTTGTAGTGCCATGCGTTTCCACGCTTAGATGTAAAGCCCACCAGAACGTTCTGGTTGAGCCACTGACTGGTTTCTCTTGACATGCTATTTCTCCTTGTTGTTTGACTTATTTGATTTGTTGTACCACTGAGATAAAACTACCTCCGTGGATTGGGAATTGCAACTTCTATTTCTATTTTGTGGGGAGGTCAATGACCTGCCCATTTTGGATGGTTGACCCGTAGGTGTCTACGAGGTCATCTACGGCTGATCGGATATTGCCTGAGCAGTTGCTCTGAGCGATCTCCCACAGGCTCTCCCCGTATGTCACGATGTGTTGCTTTGTGTTGCAGACATACAAGTCCATGCGTTGTGCATAGTCTCGGAACAGCACCACCACAAACGCTGACACAAGGACTGCGAGGTACACGAAGAACCCCGTAGTCACTCTGCGATTGAACTCTGTGTAGTCACTCATGACAGCGCTCCGTAGAGTGCCTCAAAGTCTCCGTTGATCCACTCCTTGAGTTTGGCTGGCTCAGGTGTGAGTACCGAGATGCCCATGCTGAACACATTGCTCGTTGGGTCAGCCACGATGGCTACAGGGACTGGTGGTACCAGTTCACCTGTCATTAGTGACTCAGCCCATTCATTGAATGTCTGTTTACGTTCAGCGATTGGGTCACCCCAGCCTCCCGTAGTCCATCCATCCATGACCTGTGTCCAGCCTTCAATCGTGGTGTTGAAGTAACCACGCCATGCACTGGAGTGCACATACTCACGATTGACCGTGATGTTGGTACGAAACATGTCATCGCCGTATTCATCCATGCGTACATGATCTCCGATGTAGTACTTGAGTACTGCACCATCATCAATGACATGGAGAGTTGAAGCGTAGTTTTGATCTGACTCGTAGCAACCCCAGCAGAGGTAATCCTCTTTGACGGTGCTCCAGCCGAAGTCACTTTCGGTGTCCACGATCTCCTCGCACTCACAACATTTGTTTACTGTTTCTTCGCTCATTAGAAACCCCATTCCTCTTCGCTGATGTCAATGAATGATTCAAGGTGGTGTGCGTCTACAACTGCCCACGCTGGAGCAACTGGCTGACCTCGCCACAAGATCCCATCGGGAAGCGAGACATTGCTGTCGTGCTCACCTTCGGTGACTAACTGAATTGCAATGACGCATGGATCAACCATGTTCAGTGGTACTGCTGGATAGTGATTGCTTTGCAGGTGCCATGCGAGCGCCTGACGCAGTTCAATCATTCCGTCTCCCACGGCTTCCGCCATGCCTAGTGCATTAATTGTTCCCATGTTGTGCCCTCCTAAAGGCTCTTTGTTTCAATGTTGTTTGCTCTTCTGTACTCATCGCTAACCATTGCGTAGAACCCTTTAAGTTCTGCCACACTGGCTTCACTGCTGTCTATCTCGTTGTACAGCCCTTCTTCAAGGGCGTACTTGTCAATCTGTTCGGCTTCCATCTCCGTGACACCGAGAAGCATGACGATCTGTGTGACCCAGCCCTTACTCATACTGCATCTCCGAGCCATACACGATCCTCATCGTCAAACCGCACGACACGACCGTCCAGTGTTTGCACTTCTTCCACTACCCAGTCCAGTGTTGAATCACCCGACTGCAATTGCTCAATCAATGCCTTGATCACGTCTGCTTCAACAAGATCGCCTGCGATCAATGTCGCAGGGTCATGTGCATTGACTCCTTCTAGGTACACGCCCGTTTGGAGCGAGACCGTTACATTCCATTTTTTCATGATGACCTCCTCAGATCATTGTTATGTACAGGTGTTGCACAGTTGCCTCACCCCGTGGACGCTCCGCTGACCCCCTATAGGAAGCAGAGCATCCACGGGATGACACCAGCCGAGGCTGATGCCACCCTTCGTACAAGCCTCTCAGGACTCGCTTAACGATTCATTATTCAAAGATGTCCAGTTCAAGGATCTTTGCGATTGGAATATCAATCTCACGCTCGGTCTCGTAGGTGTCGTTCGGACTGTCTGTAGTCCATATTGACAACTCGGTGTCACTGACTCGTGAAACGATCCCTGTGTACGGGAATGTCTCCCTCGGGGATATCTGCACGAGTACTTCTACCTCGGTACCTTCATCCACATTGTCAAAACTGATCTTGCTCATTTGCTACCTCCTTCAAGGTCTAACACTGTTTGGTAATAATCATCATTGGCACTTACTTGAATTTCATACTTGGTGTTGAAGTCATCCTTCCATGGCACCGCAGTTACGAAGTAACCTATGCGATTTACGAGATGACGTCCAGCAAGAATGTATGTGCCCTCTTCGCCATCCACATATGTCCATGTGTGGTTGAGTGGTCGGGCATACACATAATCAACTTCGGCACCGTATGTTTCAAACATGATGCCGTTGGCGTCATCGGTTGCCCATGATGCATCTGCATCTAGGTGATTGACAAAGGGTTCGTATTGCTCTTCCCATTGCTCAACGGTCATCGTGATTACTGGCTCTAACATAAGACCTCCTCAGGTCATAGGGATTAATTAATTTATCGGGCACTGAGTGCCCTCACAACCCACAAATATGATTTATGGGCTGTGAGGACACCACGAGCCGTAGCCCGTGATGCTCCCAATCAAGCGACATCCTCCCACCATGCTTGTGGCATGTAGAAGTATTCGGCGTCATGCCAGCCGAACGAGTGACCATCATCAGCGATCATTTCGTTCAGCCATTCCGTGGCTACCTCTTCTTGGTACCACGAGTCCTCAATGTCTGTGGGCTGTTGCCCATCCCATCCGAGTTCTCGTGCGATCCTGCACGCTTCCATGGCGCTGTAGACGCCGTGTGTGCCGTCTACATAACAACCTGTCAGTAGCCAACTCTTTGTACCGATCATTATGCTTCCTCCTTGAATACTGGCTCATCCATGTCAGCGAGCACGAGCGGGATGCTGTAGTCAACTGCGTAGTTGATGACCACGAAGTCTTCCTTGCTGTCACCCATGAGCGACTTGAGTTCTTCTTCTCCGCCTTCGCAGTAGAAGAAGACCTCATCGTCACGATTCCCGAACGAGTCAAACTCGCCGTTCCACTCGTTCTCATTCCATGTACCGAACGAGATGAATACCTCGCTCTCAATGCCTGAGTCATACCACTTGATGATTGCCCATGCACCGATTGGTGTTCCGATGTTGTTCATTATTCACTCTCCCATTTCGTTTCAACGATTTCGTATACAAGTTGCTTCAACACATCGTTGCCGAGTTCCACGATTCTCTCGTGTACATAATCGTCAACTTCATACAGGGCATCTCGGCATTGGTCTTCTGTCCACTGTGGGTACATCGCTTGGATGTCGCACCACGACCACCTCACCACTATTTCGTGTTCTTTGAGGTGGCGATTAGTGATCATTGTTTGAATTGCTTCTGAAATGTCCATTTAAAACTCTCCTTCTTGATTGATGTCGTAATTGAGGTAATCCCATACCAATTGGTTGACGCTGTCGTAACCACCGTTGGCGTCAAACACTGCGACTGCCTTGAGCCACAGTTCTGAGTCTGCCAATAGTTGGTTGTTGTCTTTGTCAGTGAACAAGTTTGATTCCCACCAAGAGATAGCGATCTCTTCGTCAGGGTTGATCTCACTCAATAACTTGATTGCTTGACTTACTTTCATGGTGCCTCCTCAGGCGTTGTTACTTGAACATCGGGTGATGTTCTGACAGTACACAAGCGGTGTGCCAATGTACTGTCAGAACACCACGGGCTTGCGCCCGTGATGCACTGTGATGGGTTCTCGTGAGGACAAGAACGCACCGTCTGTCGCTACTGGCGCCGACCATGAGGCGCCGAGCGCCCACGATCAACCTCCGTTGCCGATGATGCCTTCAATGAGCGATTGAGTGATGCTTGTCGCACCCTCGGCGCCCATGTCCTCACCATGCCCCGTCAAGACAGCCGAGACTGTCTCGTGTTTGGCATTCAGTAGCGCCCACATGCGATCGTCCACTGTTGGGATCTCGCTTGTGTTGTCTACAGCCAGTAGCCACCATGCCACCACAGCGTTGTCTTGACCGATGCGATGCGCACGGTCTTCGGCTTGTACTGCGGAGGCTGGCTCCCATGGCAATTCAGCGAACACGACATGCGATGATGCGGTCAATGTGAGACCAACACCAGCGGATTGAAATTGTCCGATGAACACCTTGGCGCTACCAGTTTGGAATGCGTCAACTGCTTCCTGCTTCTGCACATCGCTGAGTCCGCCAGCCACCTTGACTACGCCGTGCTCATGAAGAGCACTGCTTAGTTGTGCGATGACTTCTTTGTGGTGTGCGAACACGATGACCTTCTCGCCTTGTGCGACAAGTTCTTCTACGTGCTCAACCACATACGGGATCTTGGCGATGCCTAGCAACCTGCGCAATGCATTCAAGCGTGTAATCACTTCAGCCTTAGAGGCTCTCTGCCATGCTTCAACACCGCCATTGGCGATGACGAAGTCACGGAAGTTCTCTTCGGCAGAGCGATATGCCACGAGATCGGTGTTGCTGATCTCGGTAGCAACCTGAGCACGGCGCTTGGCAGGTAGTTCCTTCAACACATCTGACTTGTTACGCCTCACGTAGCAGGTGCCACGCAATTTGTCGTTCAACTCAGTGGTGTTGGTTGCTCCGTTGTACACGTAACCCCAGCCGTTGTGGATCGGGTCACAGTAACGAAACAGGAACGCTGACTTACCACCGAACACTCGGTCAAGTCTGCCAATGATTGACAGTGGCGAGACCAATTCGTTCGGGCGGTTCACGATGATCGTTCCGCTCAAGAGCGTCACATAACCCTCAGTCGGGATTGACTTAGCGATATGTGAGATGCCCTTGGTGCGTCCTGACTTTGCATTCTTCGCACGGTGTGCCTCGTCCACGATCAGTGCGCCGAACTTGGCATTGACAAGCCTCACTGACCAAGTGTCAATGATGCTGTCACCAATAATGAGCACATCTGCTTTGGGAAGAGCCGTCACCTTGTTGCCCGACACAATGGCTGTTGTCAGCCACGGTGCGAACAGTGCGAAGGAGCGTTGCCAGTTGATGCGGAGCGATGGTGGCACTACAACGAGGACTTTGTGTCCCTCCTTGTGTGCGTGCACTGCTACTGCGATGCCTTGTGGAGTCTTACCCAGCCCCATCTCATCTCCGATGATGGCACGGCGTTGCTTGAGTGCATACGCCACACCAGCACGCTGGAATGGGAAGAGAGGCTGGGCGAGGTCTACAGCGACTTCGCCATCGTGAGCACTGCTTAACGCATGGAGCGCAGGGTCAGCCGTGATGGCTGGCGCTACACGCTCAACACGACCAAGCAGTGCGCTTAGTTCTCCTAGTTGTGTATTCATGGTCTGTTACCTCCTCAGGTAATTGTTAGTGGACTTGCGTCCTCACAGCACACCAGTTGCCCGATGTGTTGTGAGGGCGCCATGGCTTGCGCCATGACATCCTTGGGCTAGATGCCCAACCTGCTTGCGCAGTCATTGCCGATGCCTCGCTTGCGTGTTGCCTCATCAGTGAGATGACGCCCGCACACACCACACCGTCCGATCTCTTGACCGTACAGTGCTCGTGCCTGCACACGCTCTGCATCGTTGAGCGATACGAGACGCTTGACAGCGTTCACGCCACGCTCACCAGTGAGTCGGTCGTCCTTGTGTCCACCTACGATCAGGTAGATGGAGCGGTGACCCTTGAACTTCGGATCATGAAAACCCTTGTTTGTCTTCACCGCATAAAACACGAGGTCATTGGTGCCCGTTGACTTCATTGCATAGAAGCCATCAGGCAATGTCCCGAACAACTCATTGCTCACACGCTCAGGCGCTACAGCAGTTTCGCTGGAGCACTGACCGAGTGCGTGGTATGTCTGCCACTTACCACCGATGAGCAGTGCGTGACCAGCACCAACAGGTACAGGATGACCGCACAATGAGCACGGGTTCGCATACTTGTTGACAATGGTGCGCTCTGCCTTCGGCAAGTGATCGGTGCCCACACGCTTGATCTCAATCTTCTTGATTGCATCAATAACGGTGGACGCAGACTTGTTTGACAACTCATTCACCTTCTGATCAATGATGTACTGATCAACGCCAGCCTCATCAAGACCGAGTGTTGAAGCACGCTCTAAGAGCATCGTGCGAATGAATGCCTGTTGCTTTGGTGTTATTGCACCCATGGTAAGAACCTCCTCAGATTCTGATTTGTTTGTGTAACTATGGACTTGCGTCCTCGGAATGCACCGATGGGGGTCAGTGCACTCCGAGCACGCCATGGCTTGCGCCATGACTGCCCATTGCTCATTACTCACGCATTGGCAAGGTCGGAAGTGAGATCTGCGATCGCCTTCCACAACACTGTCTCAATATCAGCGGTGTCACTGATAAAGAGCGTGATCGTTGACTCCAATTTTGCGTAACCGAATGACTCTCCATCCTGCTCCCACTGGGGACGGCTGAACGCCAAGTCTTCGTACTCAATCACGAGATCAATCGTGTGGAGTCGTGAGTCACCAGTCTTCTCAATCCGAAGCCCAGTTACTTTGTGAATAGTTGCATCCATGGTGACCTCCTCAGGTCTTATTAGTTGAACGGGCAATTGTATGCCCTCACAATGCACCGACACAACGCCGATGCACTGTGAGGGCACCACGGCTTACGCCGTGATGCTCCCGACTACCACTTACGACTAGTTGTCGCTGTCTTCGTCACCCTCCACGTAACCCTCGGGCATTGTGATGGATGGGAAGTAGACAACGGCTGAGTCACGACCCATGCTGTCTTGGCGCACTTCACGAAGAAGTTTTCTTGTCAATGCGTTACCGTCATTGCCCAAGTCAGCGAGTGCTGATCCGAGGATCATGAATGCTGATGCCACATCTTCGGTCACGATGCCGAGACACTGCTCGCCGTACATCGCACGACCCGAGTACCGCCTCACGGTGCCCGCTTCATACATGTCCAGCGTGTCAGTGATCTGCTCTAGATCCCAGTCTGTTAGTTGATATGCCATGGCTATACCTCCTCAGGTATTTTGTAGTGAGCGAGTGCTCACAGTCCCTAGTCCGAATTGAATCGGCACGCCCGAGGCGCTAGGGGAACCAATCACACCCGTGAAGGTGTGTAGTTATGTACAAGCATTTTCAAAGTGTCAATGCTGAGTCTGTCCAACTCATCGTTTAGGTGATCCCAGCGCTTGTCAGTGGCTTCATCACCCACACTCAACACGATTCCGAAGTCGTTGAGAATTCGGTTGATCAGTTGTTGTTTGGCATTGTCATTGTCCTTCTTTGCTTGCCAGTCAGCCTTCACTTCGGCGTCAGTCTTGACCACGTACTCTTCAATGGTCTGACCGAAGTCCGACACGTGCCATTCAATGTCACGTGGCTTAGTCCAAGTGTTGCGCTCCAGTGTTACTGAAGGCAACTTCTCGGGGTAGCCGTAATGAGCCTCAGTGCCACTAGTGAAGTACTCGTAACGCACTGTGAATAACACATTGACACGGGTGCCCGTCTTGCGACCCCAACTGCTGTAAGTGTCCACGACATTTTCTTTAATCTCTGTGATTGAGCCGTAGTGCGTGTACCGACCACGACCGCCAATGCGAAACACGGCGTTCGGATCCTTGGCAATGATCTGCTTGATCTCTGATGTTTTCATGGTTGACCTCCTCAGGTCGCTTTATTCAGCATCGGATGATGCTGTCATGACTCACCAACTTGCGCCGATGAGCCATGACAGCACCACGAGTTCACACTCGTGATGTGTCGGTCAGCCTCCACTGACCTGATTGAAGTTGGAAACGCTCGTACAAGGTATGCAGGAGTGACGCATGCTGTACCGAGATGTGATCTCGGACGATGTTCACGAACGCATTACGCCAACACTCATTGTGACCACGCTCGCCACACACGATGTGAGCGAGTTCGTGAGCCAGTACCAGTGCTGTCGTGCTGGAGCCACTGATGCCGATGACATTGCCTTCGGCACTAGCGACACCTGCCCACTTGGTAGATCGGATGCGATCAACCATCGGCGTGTCCCAGCCTTCGGTCTCACACACACGATCCAGCCAAGCGAATGCGTTCTTGGTAGCGATCACTTGCGATGGCAAGTGACGCTCCACCACATTCTCAATCGCATACACCGTGGCTTGATGTTCGGGCATTTTGGGAGAGCGCTTTGCAACGCCCTCCCGCACTACCTCCATGTATGCATGGATGCTCATCGTCCGATCGCTCCAGCAACACCGTTACCGATGCCACCAGTGTTGAACGAACGACCAGCAGAACGACCAGCGTTATAACCGTTACCCGATGAGTACCTGTAGTACCCACTGGACTTGAGTTTGACTTTTGAACGCATCTCAGCGTCTGCACGCTTGAACTTGTCAGCGAGCACCAGCCCAGTGCCAGCACCTTGCTCTGCGATCACTTCGTTCTTGGACTTGCGCAACACCTCACGCACTCCCGAGGAGAATCCGAGCCACCACGCATTGCGGAATGACCGATCACCCTTTGGGATCACACGAGAAGCGAGCAAGTCTGCCGATGCGAACAGTGTCTTGACAGCGAAGATGTCACCAGCAGTGCCGTACACCACCAACACCAACGACTTCTTGCCATTCGCCCACGATGTGGAGCGGTAGTTGGCAACAGAGTTGGCACTAGCGATTGCACCAGCAAGACCGAGACGGCGAAGTTGCCATTGACCACTGATTGGGATCTGATCGGTAACGATGTTCTCGTCACGATCTTGAGCCTTGGCGAATGCGGACTCTTCAAGACCGTGCTTCATCATCAGCCGTTGTGCCATGGCGAGAGCCGTCTCGGCTTCCGCTTGTGGCGTGTTCGGATGATTGGCACGATCAAGGATTGCCTGCACCTTGTCGTAGATTGCTTCTGTATTCATGGCTTGACCTCCTCAGGTCTATTTGAGTGAGCATGATCGCTCACAGTCCCCAGTGCTCATTGAAGAGCCACGGCTGAACCGCTGGGGGAAACACTCACTTACTCGGCGTGAAGTCATCCTCAAGGTAAGCCAGTGACTCGTACTTGGCGAATGCTTCGCCCAGTTGACCGATCCAGTTGGTCTGTGACTTGAAGATGTGATGTGCCTGATGAAACAGCCCTAGATTGCTCACGGCGCCGTCCATGTCCGAGAACCCATCGTTGAGCCGTTTGACCAGCCCCACGATGATGTCCTCCTGTGCACGCCGTCTCGTGGCGATGTAGTTCTGCACTGCATCTGTTGTGGTGTCCATGGTGATACCTCCTCAGGTATTGGTAACTGGCGTGTGCCAGTAGTCCCCAGTCCCGATTGAACGGGCACGCCCTAGGCGCTGGGGGATTGATCAGCCGTATGTGACCTCACCGAGCAGGATGAACTGCACGATGTTGTCAGCGTCAATGGCGTCAATTTCGCACTCAAAATCACCGATCGCTGAAGCGCCTTGCAGGTAACTGCCTGCGAGACCGCTCACCAAATTGGTGCGCAGTTGACCGTACTCAGGAACGTTGTCCTGACTGAACTCACCCGTGCCGATCTTCTCAATGAAGTCGGCAATGATGGACTCACTGATCACGAGTGGCTTGCCGAAGCGGTAGAACCCGCCCCAGCCATTGAAACCATCGTCATCGGTCAACTTTGCCAACTCGGCTTCGTCTTCCACCAATTCGCATGACTCCCTGTCATAAAGGGTGACTGATGCGAAGTGATTGTTGCCGTCCAACTTGTAGAGACCCTGTTCGGTGCCCCAGTTGTAGGTGCCGTTGGCGATTGCCCATGAAGCGAGTCCGCATGAACCGCCTTCGTAGGCAGTGCTTAGGACGGTTGCTCCAAGGTTGAGTAGTTGCTGTCGTGTTGCTTTCATGGTGTGTCCTCCTCAGGACTGCATTGGCTGTGTGCCAGTGGAGCGTGTGTGACGCTCAATCAGCGCTGGAGTCAGGGGGAAGTGCCCCAGCGCTCATTGAGCGCCACGAGCCAGCCGAAGCCAGCCCGTGACGCTGAGGAATTTTGAACCATGTTTGATTCTGAGGGCAGGAACGCAAAATGCGCAGGGCGAAGCCTGCGTGCCGTACCTGCCACTTGTCAAGGAACCGAGGCGGGGGACGCATCCCCCTCCACCCCCATTAAACGCACAGATGGGGTACATCTGTCAACCCCCAATTAAACAATTCCTGAGAATTCTTTTGAGCCTTACCCAGCATGGGCGGGAGCCTCGGGACGGCGGGGACAGGGCTGGAATTGGGCGCCCCCAACGACCAGCCATCCATCGGATGGAGGAAGAGATACAGGGAGAGAGAGGCATGCAGAGGCTCAGAATTCAATTGATCAATGAATACCGCAGGATGGCAGGAGAGGTGCCTAGGAGGCTCTGTGTTGCGTGCAGGTGCCGATATGGAGCGATGGTGCAGTGGATAGCAATTGGGGCGCTGTGGCGAGTACTTCGTAACCTACCCATACCCCGCAAACCCTTACCCAGCAAGGCTCATAGCCCCATTCGTAGACGCACAACAGCCTCTCTGAGGGTACTTTGTACCACTGCCCGCCTTGACCCCTTACATCCCTCCCTCCTCCTCTGAGAACGCATTGTGGTGCGTCTCGTGCCAATTGCGAGTTGTCAAGGGTTTGTGACGAA